TTTGCTGTATTCATTTGAGTCATGTATAACCAAAAAGAAATTTTTGCCAAGATATCTCAAGATTTCTGGCAACTTTATTCTATATTCTCCAGAATTTTTAATATTATTTGCAAGCTGGTATGCCTCATTTCCTTCTTTGGAAACAATAATAATGCTCACTTTTGGTGACACTTTATCTTCACCCATACCATCTGTTCCCGCACGGTGTCTAAAATACTTCATCTTATTTTTATCCCACTTGATCGTAATTAATTGGTCAATTGGAACAACAGAACCATCTCGTGGATATTGGAACACAGATGAACCTTGCCTATGTGAAAGCTTGACTTTCTTATCAGAATGAAATCTATCCAAACGAGCTGAACTATGAACTGAAAAATGTTGTTTGGGCTCTTCTGTGTCCCGTTGCATTAATGTTGTATCATGTGGGACTGTCCAATCAACAGTTAAAAACCCTTTTCCAGTGTTACTTGACTTAAAATTGCGTTTTGCAATAGGATATCCTGAGCTTGCTTTGTTGTCAGAATGATGAAGATTAAAATATAATTCGTGTTCTTCATTTGGGTTAAATCCTTCATATCTCACTTTAAATCTAATTTTATCGCCAGGATGTTTTGTATTTGTTTCGGAGTCAAGAAGAAAACGCGATTCGGCTTCAGAAAAATCCAACAACATTTTATATGCAGTTAAAGATTGTTGACCCTTCTTAACAAATTGTGCAGTAGCAGTTAAAATGGATGAGAAATCAATGGCTGCCCCAACATTCACCACTGGAATTGAACCACCAAAACTAAACTCAATTCTTGCTGAAAGAGAAACAATGGCGGAAAGTGACATAGAAGAAACCTTGAATCCGCTTATGGAATACACGGGTTTTAGTTGATTAGAATTAGTTAATTCGTGCTTTGCTGACCACCTAGATTTTGAATACATAATGGAATCCTCTTCATAAAGAGTGTAACCGGAAGAAAATCGGGCCTCGCCCTTGGCACTTCCGGAACCCTTGATAGTTGCCCATGCCCCACCAAATCTAATATCCAATGAAAGACCAGCGACAATCGGAATAGAACTTGACTTTCCAGGTCCAGCCAAATTCAAATACTTTGCTGCAGAAAATGAGGGGTCTTTAATAAGAATACCAATGTTAAATCCAGCACCACCACCTTCTTTAGCTTGAAATGCAAATGTAGACATTTGTCCTCCAAATATATTAAAAACTGCCATTATTCCAGCACCAACAAAAGAATAACAGTTTGTGCAGGTTGCACCATTTCCCAAGACAATATTTTGTCTTATAGAGTTTGTTCCTGATGCATGATTGTAGTTAATTGATCCAGGAACTGTTGCATCTGCGTATAAACATTCGTTACCTTTAATATCCAATGCATAACTATAGTCAAAGGGAACACCTTTAATTGTTGTAGAGTCTTCGCCAGTTTTATGAATGGTTGCCATCTTTGACCTAACTTTATCATCAGAACAGACAAGCAAAGGTGCATCTGGATCAATAAAAGCGTCTCCTCTTAAATTTCTTACTTGTGTTTCATCATCTGGAACATAAACTCTGTCATACGGAAAATGAATAGCGGTTTCAATTTGAGTATCCATAATCTGAATAGGATGAACAATTGCAGTTAAAACGTGTTTGCAACCATTACTTAATGCCTTAACTCCAACAACTTGACGAGAGAAAATAAATCCAACCTTAGATCCTTGATTAGAATATACTGCAACATCATTGTGACTTGATGCGTCAGTACCAATGTAATAATCACCAACTTGAACTGAATGCAAATTGCAATCAATTAATGACACTGGGTTAATTTCATGTATTTTCTTGGAAATTACAACATCATCTAGTGAGAAATAATTGTTCCCTGGGAACAATGTAGTCTTGACGGTCGTCATGTGAAAAGCTTGTGATGATATACTTTTATAATCGCGTTTGTCCTCATTTAAATTCTCTTTAAGTTCAGTTTTCTCAAAATACTTTTTCCCGGCATGAACTGCATCAAAAAGTTCTCTAGTATGCAAATAGGAATCTACATTTCCATTTTCTCTCTGCAACTTATGCAACCCTTCTATATCCAATGGATAACTATGAGGTTCTGCATTTACAAAAAACACAAAAAGTGATGTTAAAACTATTGCCGCTAACATCTTATATAATGTCTATAAATATATTTATATTGTCTGTAAATATATATATCTATTTTTACTTTCTCTCATAATATGCCAACTCTTTCTTTGTAATAATCTTATCACCCTTTTGTGCCAATCTTATCGGTGTCCATTTTTTAAACTTGTTATTCCAAACACAAACCATGTTATATGTCTTGTCTAAAAATACAAACTTATCTGGTCTATCGTCTTCAAATTCAGCTTCATCATCACTTTCTTCCAATGCATCTAAATTTGCATTTTCTTTAATATTTCTGAATAGCTTGTTCATCATAACGCTTGTTTTATAATCTGGAATATATGCAACATCAAATATATTTTCTGTACTCTCTTTGTTAATTTGCGGGTCATAATAATGCAAATGATAAATATCATTTTGAATATCTGGCGTAATTTTGAAAACTATTTCTCTCTTCAAATCATTCCTAGGACCAGAAATTTGTTGAGTTGTTCTGTCAAACTGGTTCTGCTTGGTATAAACCATGTTATATATTCTTGCATCTCCAGTAGAATTTCTGAATTGGATATACATTATTTTATAAGGCAACAACTCAATAGTCCCAACAACATTTTGAAACAAGTTGCTTATTAATGGAAGGCCAAAAATAACGGCTCCTTCAAAAAAAAACTTTTGCTTTAATTCGCTAGAATAAATAGTCTTAAAAATGTCTAGCTTTTCGGAAAAGACCTTTTTAGATACATCTACACCCTTATAATAATAAATGTCTTCTGTGCAAAAATATCTTGCATTTTTATATTTAAATGTTGTGCCATAAAATACAGTTCCATAAGATAATTGACTATGAAAACATGTATTTACTATATCTATTTTGCATATTTGTTTGTTCTCCGTTATCTCAAGAAGAATGCACACATTTTGCGTTTTAAATGTGGTAAACCATGCAAAATATTTGCGGCCTTCAGGAATAGCCAATACAAAATCTGAACTATAAACTTTCTTATGCACCAATGTTTCATAAGAAAGTTCTACATTTGGAAAATGCTTTAAAAGCATTGTTTGCTCTGTTTCTGATAACCTCATTCTCACTAATACATATAACATTATAATAGCTTTATATCTATTTTACAGAATTATTAGATTAAAACTAATAAGTAGAAAAATTTGGAGATGAAAATGAATCTAATGTAGATATATTTGTTGCACCAATATCTCCTGATGGTTGACCACTTGCTTTGCTCTTCAAAAAGTTTTTTAATTCTTCCTTCATAGATTTTGCTTCTGGAATTTCAGGTTTTACTGAAATTGTTGGTAACAAACTATCTGTATAATCTCTTGAAGAAATTGTATTGTAAATATTCTCATACTTTTGTACCGGAGCATTCACTAAATCTTTCACTTTTGGAACTGTCAGAGTACTTTTAAAAAATAATATTAAATGATGGACAAGAAATATCAATATAATGGAAATGATAGTAATTTGAAGTGTCCAAAACAACATATAATATTACGATATTACTTTAACATGGATAAAAACACATTAAGTTCTTTTTTTACCAAAACATTATCAAAACTTTCACTTGCTAAAAAATAAAAATTAGTTGGAGTAAAATTAAAATACTTGTCCTCGTTTGATTTGTTTTCTCCAAATTTGTTATTAATGTCGTCTTCATATAATCCTTCTACAACCAATCTTAAAAATGATTTCTTTCCGAGTGCCTCTTGTCCATAATACAATTTTACAACATCTACATTTACATGATCATATGGTATGTGAGATACTATAAGTTCGCGTTCAAAATAACTTGAATCAAATAATAATTCAAAACCTTCAAAATTGTGTGTTACTATTTCCTTATCAATTGGTTTCAACTTAAATACCTTGTGATTTTCTATTATAAATAAACCTTCCGGAGAAACTAGTTCAACAGTTATTTCTTTATTCCTAAAATAGTTATCTAGCTTTACAAACTTCTTTTTAAGAAGCAATGGATCATAATCCTTAATAAATATTTTAGTGGTAGCCATTACTATTCCTAAATATTTATAAAATAAACTATTTAAACCCATTCAATATGATTTATTATACTTTGATATGTCGCAAAATATATCTGTCATAATTGTTGAAAAAGGTGGTTCTTTGAAATCTCTAACAATTAAAGATTACAAAGAAGAGGAATTATATAAGAAATGTGGATTCAAGAAACCTGATGGTTTTTCAAAACAGACTGAATGGGGTATTAAATTGGAGGGAAAAAAGTATGTAGTAGCATTGTTTGCAAAGACTGAGGGAAAAGCAAATACTGAAAATAAATATGATTTTCCACCTCCAGTAGATACCACTTTATTTTTTGGAAGTTGTGTTCTTGTGTCCAGTGTTAAAAAGGATGATGGTTTACTGGGTCTTGCATCTCTTTCGGTGGAACAATGGGATAAGATGTATGAAAAGTTGTTTGGAGGCTTTGAAGATTTAGCGGCTACTTGTGCAGAAGATGAGGCCGAAGAAGACGAACTTGATAATATTCCTGCATCTAAGAAGACAAAGCAAGGTTATTTGAAGGACGGATTTGTTGTTGACAGCGATAGTGATGAAAAAGACAATTATGGTTCAGATGACTCTGACGGAGATGAGGATGAAACAGAAGACTCGGATGAACAAGATGATCAAGAAGAAGTCTTAGAGATTGAGGATATTGGCTCAGAATTAAGTGAGGAAGAGTATGATTCTAGCAGTGATGATGAAAACGAAGAATAAACACTTTTTTGAAAGGCAGTTTAAATAAAAATTGATTAAGATATAAACATAAATATTGTTAATATCTTATACAATGGCAATGCGGAAGATTGAAAACCCCGATAATTTCAGAAGTAACATTCGCGTAAAACTTCAATACCTGCTTGATAGCGAGAAGAAGGCAATTAATCTTGAGAAAGGCATTTATAATTACGCATTGAAGGAGGCAACAAACCGTAAAGTTGTCAAGAAATGGGATAACCCATATTATACGCAAATTTATTTGGATAGGTTGCGAACAATCTATATCAACCTTGGTAATTCTGTCCTTCTTAATCATGTAAAAGATGGAACAGTTCCAGTAAAGGCTCTAGCATTTATGACACATCAAGAAATGCAACCCGAAAAGTGGGATGCGTTAATTCAAGCCAAGATTAAGAAGGACAAGTCAAAATATGACACTCAACAAGAGGCAATGACAGATACATTCAAATGTCGCAAGTGTTATTCAAATAAGTGTTCTTACTATCAGATGCAGACTAGGTCGGCGGATGAGCCTATGACAACCTTTGTAACTTGTCTTGAGTGTGCCAATAGGTGGAAATGTTAAAATAAAACCATATAAAAATATAGTATTGTTATAAAATATAATGAATATTGTAAAAGCATTATATTTTTTGTTTGCTGCTGTATCAGCATTTGGACCCGAAACAGTTCCAGAACTAGATGTTGAAAAATATACTGGTCGTTGGTATCAAGTGTTGGGTGCACCAACTAATGAAATTTTCCAAGGCTATGGAACATGTTTAACTGCGGATTATGGCGTATTGTCAAATGGAAGCGTAAGTGTTGTAAACTCACAACTAGATAAGAATGGTAATTTAGAACAAATTGAGGGTCATGCTTATTATAAAAACGAGAGCGATCCTGGAAAATTGACGGTATATTTACAAGGAACGCCATTTGACGGACCATATTGGGTTGTCAAGTTGGGCGAAGTGAAAAATGACCAATATCAATACAGCATAATTACAGTACCTTCGCAAATTTCGCTCTGGGTTATTGCTAGAAATGTTCAGGAATTTTATAATGAATACGCAAAATCAGTGACAAGTTACTTGGATGCCCAGAAGTATCATTATGAAACCATTGTTCAAGACGCCAATTGCAAATATGCTCCAACTGTATAATAAATCAAAATACCTTTTATCATTGGTGTTTATTTTTTTTTATTTTTATAATTTTTCGTCAGAAAAAATTGAAAAACTTTTTCAAAGTGAATAAAAAGGAAAACTAACAACTAAGATGGCAGAAGCAAGAGCATGTTTGGGTCGGGTTTCATTCCGATCGCCAACAATTCAACGACTTTGTTTGAGCCTTATCTCATTTCAAGAGAGAAACGGTTCAATTAAAGACGTAATTACAAATGAAAAAATAGACTTTTCAGCAATATTGCATCCACAGGTTGATGGAGTTGTGTGGAACCTTCCAACAACAGACCTCAATCTCTTAGCACTTACTCTTTTAAAAATTGTTCGCTGCTACAAATACGCACCAGAGATTCATTCTAAAATTGCCATGCTCTGGGCAATGTGTGAGGTTGGTGCTATAATTTTACCTGGTTCTGAAATGTCTGGGGCAAGTTCGCGTGCAAAAGAGATAAAAGAATTGGACAAGGCATTTTATGAAATTAGTGAGAAAATGACGGGAATGGATGTTTCTGCGACTGTAACAATTGAAGAATCTTCAAAACCCAGTCAATATATAATGTTTGAGGTTAAGGTTGTATAAAATTATTTGCACGCTGATGCAGTATATTCTGCAGGGTTAATGCAGAGTTCAAGATTGTTAAGACGATTTAACCAACCTTTCAAGAAAATACTTTGTGATGGATTATTCCGCACAATCTCATTATAAAAATTTTTTTGTACTTCAATAAATTTTTCATAATCTACGCCACTTTTTTGATAAAATTTATTAGCATTTCCTGGCCCATTATTAACTGCCGCGTTAAAATAAACCCAATTCATGGGGTATGGTAATTTTTCCGCAACGGGATTCCAATATTTATTGCGATATATTTCTTCAGCTTGATCTTGAGTAAGATTTTCTATTTCATGACCAGAATTAATGCCGATTTCATTTAATGAGGCCTTGTTGTTAATATAAGTAATGCCATATTTGGTATTACCCCCGGTGTCTTTGGGGTTATTTGTATATGTTTTGCCTTCCCATTTAAGTATCCATGGAAAAATTTTATTTGAAAATTCGTTTTCTGATATTTTTTCTTGCGGTGTTTTATTTGGTTTGTCATTGTTTTCATTTTTAGGGGTTTTCTTATTTTTATTTTTATTATTTTTCTTATTTTTAGTGTCTTTGCTATTAGATACGCAATTTTTTGTGCAGTAAAATTTTCCATGTTTATAATAACCTTTTTCAACTATCCAATACCCCCAGTATCCCATATATCCTTTGTGTACCACAAGTTTATTCAAATTTCGGCTGCTTGACAATTCGTCTTGTTCTGAAGTTCTAAGATTAGCCCCCGAGCCAAATGTTAAAAAACTTAATAAACCAATTACAATTTTGCTGAAGTGCATCTAATATAAATATATAAAATTGTTTTATATATTTATTTTTTATCAATTGTTACTTGTTTTGCAACATTTCTTATGATTTTGTTGTAGTTGTTTTCGTCTTCCGCTTTTGTTGAGCCACCCATGGAGTGTATTACAATTTGATGATAATCCATGTGTTTTTTGGAATCATAGTCATCCGAATCAGGATTTTTCTCTCTCCATTCATTTATTTGTTTGAAATTCTTAGCCGCAATGTATTTAATGGCCGTTTTCATTTTATTCTTTTCATCATTGTCTTTTTCCCACGCATCTTTATCTTTCACATAAAGCACTTCTCTCTTCAAATCACTGCAATGAACGGGTCGTTTAAAAACATCAAGCTCTTTAAGTCCTCTAATAAAAAGTTTTGAAATGCCTTCAGTGTATCCCACTTGTCCGACCATATCTAAATCAGATGTATTCAATTTTAATTGATTAATAAAGTCCATAATGTTGAGGGCATCCTTGCATTGTTCATTCAAGAAGAATTGCAAATTGAAGTTGTTAGTATTATTATTAGTAGTATTATTAATTGTTTTTCCTTCTTTTGCCATTTCCAATAATTGTTGTTGTAGTTTTTGGTTTTCTTTATTTTGTTCTATCAAAAGTTCTTTAAACTCTTGGTTTTGTTTTACGATTTCAAGAATAATGTTGTATGACATGTCAATTGGTGGATTTGTTGTTATTATTGTTTTTTCAAGATTACAATTTTTTTTGTGTTTCCACAATCCAGAAATTGATTTATATATTTTACCACATTTGCAGTTGTATAATGGCATTTTTGTTATTTCCGTGGGTGACATATATTTTCCACTTATACGATTAATGTGTTTTTTGGTGTTAACATGTGTTTCCCAATTACTTTTTTTGCAACATACAAAGTCACAATTTTCGCAATAAAAATCGGCATTTTTTGGCGGCAAATTTGTTTCCGACATTTCCATATATTGGAAATAGAAAAAATGCCTAAACCCTTTTCCCCAAAAATATATAAAATTTTATGGTAACACATTTTTGTCTTTTTTTTTGAAAATGAGATCATTCTGGTCTAAAATCACTTTTTGGAAATTTCGAGTTTGATAAAATCCCTGGGTTTTCAGAAATTGGACATTTTTTTTGTCCATTTTTGGATTTCTCGAACACTTTCATGAAACAAGAAAATCCCAAAAATAGATATTATCTTTAAAGTAACTTAAAGAAAGTGGCCGACCGGCTTTAAGTTGTTTTGTAATATACATTATTTTTAGAGGGCTTAAAGCACAGTGGCTTGTGAAACATCTCTATATAAAAATATAAATCTTTATATAATATAATATGGAACAAGAGACTAAACCGCCTGTAAGAGAAGTCAATTTAGAAGATTTTCCGTGGATACAAGGTGTTGGTCCCGCCTCGGCAAATCATAATAGAATTGAAACTTACGAAACTGCTAAAAAAATATTAAGTGATTTTACCCCAAATTTTTGTAATTGCGAAAATGAAAATGTGAGAGTTATAAAAAAAACAGAGCCTGCAATTCCTGGAACAACTCCTACTATTGCGATTTTAAACCGCGTTGGAGAAAAAAGTCTTGCTGGAATAATTTATAGAATTCAAATCGGCGACATCCTTGCTGCGTTAAAAGTTATGCCTATTAAAGAAGAGAAAAATGTGGATAACAATAAAAAAGAAACTGATATAGCAAATATATTATCTACTCTTGTAGTAAATAATAACTGTAAATTTTTTCCATTGGTTTATGGAGATTATACATGCGAAAATATATTATATCCAATTGATAGTGAATTTTTAGGAGATGCTCTTAAATATGCAATTTCAAGAAAAGCAAACGAAATATTAGAAACAACCTTATACGATTTCCTTAACAAACCTGGTGGGACTACAGATGAAAATAATTTGCGTCGCAGAGTTCGGCTAGCAATTAGAAACGTAAAAAAGATTCCTAGTTTTTTGAAGGACGCAAGATATAGAGGTATAGAATCCACATCAGAGTTTTTAAATGATATGGCGAAAGAAGTAAATAGAATTTTTGAAATAAGTGGCGTCACAGATGTATCTGTTACAGCACAAGAGTTAAGACCGAAGTTAGAAGGAAATCTTCTTATTAGCGAACTTGCCAACGGAGACATAATTAGTTATTCAAAATATCTCATAAATAAAAGTGAAAAATTGTCAAACAATTATTGGTTTGAGATATTAGAAGGAGTTTTAAAAGGAATAAAAGCCATGCAGTCAGTTAATATTATACACAATGATTTGCATCCTGGAAATGTGTTGATTTTAATAAAAAATGACGAAATACTGCCATTAATTCACGATTTTGGAGAATCAGAAATAATTATTAAAGATAAACCCTGGAACCTTGAAGAACGAAGCACTGATATAACACATTTTCTTGACACAATTTTTACGACAGAACTTATTGTAGACGAAGGAACAGCACGTATAACAGATGCAATGAGTGAAGAGTTCAAACAATTTACAGAAGATTATTTAAAATTTGTTGATGAATTGAGTAAAAACCCTGAAACAAATCAAGAAACTTATATGGAATTAATTATAAATAAATTTAATGAAATGAAAACCGTGTTTTTTCAAAAAAATACTCTACCAGCTCCAACACCACCACCAGTTCCTCCTATAAAGCCACTTGAAGAACTTGTTCCCACTCCCAGACTCGGAGGATTTAATAGAAAAACTAATTCAAAAAATAAAGCAAAAACAAGAAAAACATATAAAAAATTTAATAAAAAGACCACAAAAAAACAAAAAAGGCATTCCAAAAAGAAACGCGGAGGTCGTCGTTAAATGTCTAAAGAAAACCTATTTTGGCTTTTAGAATCCAAATCAAGAGAGAAAAAGTTATTCATTATATTAATTTAAACATAAAATTTTATGTATTAAATTAATGGACTTTAAAGTTGGAGACAAAATATATAAACGCAAAAATGGATTTGTAGATAAATCCAAAGTTTATGAAATAGAAAACATAACAGAAGAGAGCGAAGGAAATTGGCACGACGGATATAATACAATTTGGGTTGCATCTTTGGTCGGAGAAAATGAGCTATTTATTATTAAATTTGCTATTTGGGGAGAGGTAACAGAAATTTATGCTGAAAAAGCTATAAAACTTGAATAATATATAAAAAATTATTTTTTATTGCGACAAGTTCTTATTCTTCTGTAATATGGTTTCTTATGCTTGTTAGTTTTATTTTTTCTATGTCGTCTCGTTTTTATCGCACCTTTGCGACCACCTTTTCTGGTTTTGCACATACGACCAAAACATCCAGTGTCTCCTACAAGAGGCGCCGCAGGTTTATCATCTTCAGGAAAATATCCCATTGTTGGAGTTGATTCTTCAAAATCTAAGTTTTTTTCCTTGTAAGTTGGCTCATCACCTTTTAAATATTCAAACATATTGCGTTGCAAATG